ACTTCGTTGATGGTTCGTTCTTCCATTCCGTCTACTGCTCGAGCCCAATCTTCGTCGATGATTCGGAATCGGAATGACATGCCGGTGATGCCTCCGTCACGGATTGCGTCACGGACGGGTTGCACCAGCCAGTTGTCAGATAGGCGTGCCTTCACTCGAAGTCCGTGTGCGTCCTCCACGAGCGACGTGATTCGTCCGAGCGGGATTGAGCCGATCAGCGGATGCGAACCATGATCGAACTGCAAGATTGGCATGCGCATGCCGAGCGTCCGCTTGAACGCTCCAGCAGCGATCCGTTCCCGATACAAACCGTATTGATCTTCGATCTCTGTCCACTGGTTGAACACTGCGCCATATCCGTCGAGTGTCAATCCGTCGCTGTTCTGCTCAACAGCGAAGTCGAGCTGGCGAACGATGTCGTCAGTTGAGCGTGTGATCGTGGTCGCCATGTCAGCTCCTCGTTCCTCTTTGATTTGTTCTGCTTTCCGTGCGAACCATTCACGAGCCGGTTCCGGGTTCAGCGGGTTGATGCCCCACAAGTAATGTGCGACAGCGCCTGCACCCGGCCAATCTTCATGATCGGAATCGCTGTTCTTATCTGCCTCCAAATCGACTGCGTGACGAGCACCCCAAGCATTCGCACGAATCACTTTATCTTCACTGATTTCTCCGTTAGCCATGAGCCGAGCCTCACGCAATGTTGAATCGGCTAGACCGTCACCACCGAAACCTTCACGGTTCAGTTCTAATCCTCTCGCAGCAGCATCTTGAATATATTGCGGGACGTTCAGCTCAACAGCACGCTGGCTTCGTTCTTCGCCTTGCCAACGATCGCAGTAATAGTCGCCACGAACATATTCATCCCATAGTTCGCACCATGCACGATCCCCATCAATGTTTGATTCGTCATAGTGGATACAGTTCCCACATGCCCGTCCTTCCGGCACGTCATCACTGAGAGCCGGACGATAAGCATCTGGAAGTTCACGTTTCTCGCCACGTTCACCACCGGGCTCGATACCTTCTTCAAGTGATAACGCAACCATCTGATCGATCGCATCCTGCTTCGTGCCGTGGCATCCCATCAGTTCGCCATCCTGTTTCACAACTGCCCAACCAGCACAATCAGGATTCTCGTCCTCAATGAAGTACGGCATCGGTCACGCTCCTCCTGCCGGCTGCAGCTGGACAGACAAACTGCCGGTGTGACGCAGCAACGTCATGTCGCCAGTCGTGACAGCGTCAACAACAGATTGCGGATCGAAACCACCGTCGACGAGTTGCCGCATGGTGGATGCGTCCTTCGCCCGGATATCAGCCGAATCGAGCACGTCTTCTTGCAAGAATGGAACATCACTGTCGTCGTACCAGAGTCGTGCAGCCGGGTCGGGTGACGGGATGAGTTGTGCGAGTGCTCCGGCTGCAGCCCGCCATAGCGGTCGGATTGTGCCGTCAGCGAAACGTCGACGTGCAGCGTTGTAGTTGCCGGCGTTCAGAGCGGAGCCTTGCAAACCTTCCGAGATGCCGAGGAATGATGCTGGGACTCCGGCTGCTGCAGCGATCCGGGTTTCTCCGGCACCTTGCACTGCTTTCAAGTTCAGCTGGTCAAAGTTTGCGCCAACAACTTTCACGTCTGCGCCACCACCGAGATACAGCGTTTTGAATGCTCGATCAACGCCACGGTGAGAGCTGTCCATCCGCTGCTTGAACGTTTCGAATGCTTCCTTTGTGATTGATGGGTCGAAGGAAACCACAAGATTCGGCGTAGCCGAATTTCGCATAAAGGAATGTTTATATGTGGACAGTTCGTCGTCGGCAGCAACATCTGAAAGAACGGTTGACAGCCAAGTGCGTCCCCTGAACGGGTGCCGTGGATCAGGCAACGGACGGAAGTGGCACACTTCTTCTGGGAGGAACATTGCGAGTTCTTCGCCGGCCTCATCAAACACTGCGTAACCGACCAGCTCGGAACCGTATGGTCGTCCGCTGTCAGGCTCGGTGACACTACCGGTCAAAATTTTGACACGGTTCGGATCGAGCCGAACCATTTCGGCGTTGCCACGCACCTGCCGTCGAACCCAATACGAGTTGCCGTACAAATCTGCGTCAACAAGCATGCGTGACAGCAGATCGCCGGTGGTTGCGTTCGCCCACGGTCGTTCGATCAGTTGCAGCGACTGGTTGCCGAACATGCGACCGGGTCGGCCATCGCTGAACGGTTGCCATAGGAATCGTGCTTCTGCGAACACGAGCATGCGTGCGTGGATTGCTGCAGCGACGATCGGGTTGCGTTGTCCTTGTAGAGCGGTGAGTTCTTCGGTGGTTGACGATGGCGCTATGTATCGATGCCCGGAGAATGAGAATTCTTCGAACAGACGCAAATAGTCGTTCCATGACAGCCCGCTTGATCGGACTTCACTACTGAACAGATTCGCTAATGCCATTTCCACGCTCCAACGCCACACCGAACAGCACTGCACCCACACCACCGACAACGAATCCGGCAGCAACGTGAGCGATCCCAGCGCCTATAGCACACGACACTATCCCAAATACTTGCAATCCAACTGCGATCTTTCGTCGCAGCAGCATTATTCGAATGCCATCCATAGATCAGCTCCTTCTTGAACTGGTGGTCTGCTTGCACGATCGAGCGCCATGACGAGCCCGATCGCAGCATCAATTTTGCGTTTCGCTTTGCCTTTAGACAACCGCCATCCTTCGTTTGTTTGCCGTGGAGCAGCAGACAACACTTGGTCGGAAAACACTGGTGATCCTGCGTGAACCATGTTGCCGGCACAAATAATTTCGTAAGCACGCTGGCAGGCTGGCACCATTCGTTGCGAGCTCTGCGGAAACTCGACCATCGCTAAACCTTCGTCAGCGAGCGCCTGCGCAGACCGTTCAAAGAATGCCGGGTCGTAACATAGCTCGACACATTCGAACCGTTGATGCAGATCACGAATATGGTTTTCGACTGCTGCAACATCAATAATGTTTCCGTCCGGCAACCAGATTTGTGCTTCGGCAACAAATTTGCCGTCCTCGTTCTTTTGGACAGCGACAACAGCGATCGAGTCATGTTTCAACGCCATGTCGATTCCAACCCAAGTGGTTTCGTGAGGAACCAGTTCGGCTTCCGGATCGGCACAAGAATCCCATGCGCCGACCGGCAACCAAGATTCGGTTGTGCGAGTCCACTGGTTCAACCGGTAACGCCTAAACGCCAACTCTTGGGTTTGGCGTGCAGACACTTCCAAATCTTCTCGGTCAAGCAAACCTTCGCTCAGATTAGGGTTCGCAGATTCCCATCCGGCAGGATCATCAACAGCAACATCGTCGTCGGCCTGCCACCAATAGAAACCGAACGTCGGATCGTCCTGCTCGCCGGCAGCTACACGCTGACCGTATTGGAACAGTTCGCCACACAACGAATCCAAATCGTGGCCGGCAGTCGTGATACCGACCACGAGCGGATCGACACGAGCACCAGAACCCAACGTCAACGCATCCCACAAATCGTGGTTCGGTTGCACATGCACCTCGTCAAAAATCACCAATGACGGGTTCAAACCTTGCTGCAACCGGGCATCAGCAGACAACACTCGGAACACCGAGCCGGTCGGCAAATATTCGATCGCATCCCGATACACCTTGCATAACTCGAGCAGCTCCGGAGCGTTCTGCACCTGCCACTTCGCTTCACCAAACACGATCCGAGCCTGCTGACGGTCACCAGCAGCAGCATAAATTTCGGCCTGCTCCTGCGACTCCGTCAAATGATAGAGCGCCAACGCTGAACCCAACAACGACTTGCCGTTCTTGCGAGCCAACCCGATCAGAGCACGACGATACCGTCGCCGACCATCAGCACGACGTTCCAACAGAGCATCAATCAGCCAACGCTGCCAATCGGTAAACACCAGCGGAGCACCAGCATTCGCACCCTTCGCAACATGCAACAACGACTCCGCATAATCAGACACAAACGTTCCATCAGTGTCATCCGACTGTGGAAGTGTCGCCCACTTAGGCATCCAAAGATCAGCTGGCGCTGTCACGACGCTCACGACGAGCACGCACCTCCTCCAACGCAGAACGAACCTTCACCTCAGCAACACCCAACCTTGCACGATCAACCGGAGTGAACCCGAGCATCGACAAATTGTCTGCAATCTCCTTATCCAACGAACGCAGCCCGGCACGATCACGCCAATCACCCTCACGCAACACCTGAACACGCAACTGCTGACGTTCATCCAACTGCTCACACACCAACAACAACAGCTCAGAATCGGTTTGAGCAATCCACGCCCGACCAGACTGCCACGCACGATCCCACAACGTGCGCCCAGCAGACGACAACGGTCGAGGTGGATCAGGAATCCCAATCGCAGCCGGCAACAACTCAACAACAGCCTTATCCGGCAACGGACGATTCCCCGGATTCCCGGTACGACGTTTCTGCTCCGTCGGCTTCGGAGGTCTCCCAGTTTTCGCCATCACACACCCTTCACAAAATCATGCTCGTTACCAGTCGCAGCATTCACCGGCAACACCCCAGTCAAATCCTGAAACCGTCGACAAATCACATCAACAAACTTCGGATCAAGCTCCATCAACCGAGCCTTCCTGCCTTCCAAATGAGCAGCAACCAAAGTAGTGCCAGAACCACCAAACGGATCAAACACCAACTGTCCCTTCTGCGAACTATTCCGCAAATGACGTTGCACCAACCCAACCGGCTTCATCGTCGGATGCAAATCCGATACAGCCGGCTTCGCATACTGCTGAACCGTCGTCTCCAACACCTTAATCTTGATATCCGAACCAGACACCACAAACACATGCCCGCCCGCAGTGATCTGCACACCATCATCCGTCACAACAGCATCCACCATCGGCTCATCAGCAATCGTCGTCTGCTTACGCCGGCCATACCAATAATGCTTATCACCCGGCTTCCAACCAAACAAGATCGGCTCATGTCGCCACTGATAATCCGACCGAGACAACGTCATCGAGCTCTTCATCCAAATCAAACAACTCGCCAAATGAAACCCGGCATTCACAAACGCATTTCCAAACGGCATCCGCTCCGACTCCGAATGCGCAACATAAATCGAGCCACCCGGCTTCAACGCCTCAAAACACGACAACATCGACTGCGAAATCAAATCAGCGAACTCGCCACGATCCATATCGTCATTCAAAATCGCACCAGCCTTCCCGACAACAGCAACGTTGTACGGAGGATCAGTCCACACCATGTCAGCCAACTCGCCATCCAACAACTTCGCCACCTCGGTCGCACTCGTCGAATCACCACACATCACACGATGATCACCAAGCAACCAAACATCACCCTCAACACTGATCGACGGAACCGACACCGGCAACACATCAACATCTTCCCCGGACACACCAGACTCAACGTCAAGCTCAGAAATCAAATCAAGCACCGACTGCTCATCCCAGCCGGCAGACTCCAACAACTCCGCATCCTCCAACTGCACTTCCTCAATCAAACGCAACAGAGCCTCATCGTCATACGAACCCAACTCGGCAGTCCGGTTATCAGCCAACGCAAACGCCTTCGCATGAGCATCATCATCCTCAACCCAAACAACAGCGATCTCCGACCAGCCCAACCTGCGAGCAGCCTGCAACGTGTGATTCCCAGCGATCACCGTTCGATCAACCAGACGAGCCACAATCGGCTTGCGCTGACCAAACCGATCAAGGGACGCAGCAACAGCGTCAATGTCACCTCTGCGTGGGTTCCCCGGCAACAGCTCAAGCTCATCAATGGCCACTGCCAAAGGCTGCAAATCTTTCAAAATCATGATTACCTCCGTTTTAG